CCAATGATATTCATCAGATGGGTTAAAATCAAGTATAATACGTTCCTGTGTCCTAAATATTAATTGTTGCCAATCTTCCCAATATAATTCATTACCCTCATTTATAAATAATAAATCTCTTTTACGACCTCTAATTTTTTGTGATTGGTCAAGAGAGGTAAATTCAATTAAATTACCAAATAAATGATATTCACTATTAGATTTATTGTGAAATTCATCTCTGTATATTTGGTGGTTTTTAAGTATTTGTAAAAAATCCCTCATAACAGTTGCTCGTAAACTTGGAAAGGTTTTCCTACAAATTGTAATTATTTTACCTGTTTCATTGGTACAATAATAAAATATTATAAATAAAAGTATATTGTAAGTTTTCCCTGAACGAGTACCACCTTGCTCAACAACTATTTTTTTCTTACTATTTACTAAATGTTTGTAAACAATATTAGTCTGTATCTTCGCTTTTATCAATTATCTCAATTTGAAAGTTAGTCGGCATACCCTCTGCGCCTGTTATTTCTTGTCTTTCAATATAACCTCTTTTTTTACCTTTTGTAGCCAAATAAAATTTAATTAATTGAGTATTACCTTTTTCAATTTGTTTAAACATTTTACTTTCAACATAATCAAGGGCAATATTACTGACATCATTTATCTCATCTCTAAACTCCTCATCATTGTTATAATATTCATAAAATGTTGACCGGTGTATTCCTACATTTTTACAAGCAGTAGTTATTACCCCCATTGATTTTTCTAATGCCTTAATTAAATTTAGCTTAGTTTGTCGGATTTTGTCGGATTTACTCATAATGTACTTTTTGGTATTTATCTAAATTTATGTTATAATCATAACCTAATTCATTTAATATTATCTTTATTTTTCGATTTGGAAAACTTTGTGAAGCATAACCTAATGAAAATATAAAATTTTTAAATACAGTTAAATTAACCTCATTATATTTAGATAAGTATTTTTTAATTTCAATTTTTGTTTTTTGTTTTTTTATCTTATTAAAAATATCATTTTTTTCAGGTTTACCTAATTTTTCAAAAAAATCACCAATTGTTTTGCTATGATTTTTTAGTGTTAATTTATTTTTGGTGCTATAATCATATTGCCTTATATTGTTTTTAATCAAATTCCTAAGCATTTCTAATTGCTCCTCTATATTTTGGAATAGGTAGGGATATCCCTCGCCCACTAATTCAGGAAACGTACACCTATTAGGTAATACTGTTATTTGTTCATTCATAATACTTTCCGCTATACTTATACAATAAGTTTCGTGCCTACTATTAATTGTATTACAATGGCATTTAGATAACTCTTTTAAATAATCACTATGCTTGGTAAAAGATTTTACAATACAATAAGGTTTTTTATTTATAGTATTTATGTTGTCTTTGTCTCCTGCTGTTAATATAACTTGAAAATCTAATCCCTCATCCCATAATTGGTCAAATTGATTAAATGTAATTTGCCAATTTTTATAGCCATCTAATCTATGATTATATATAAAGGTAAATTTATCATATTTATTTTTGCTTTTTATTTTGTTGGTATAACCACCTAAACTTATAACACTTTTTTCTTTCAATAATTGTACCTTATCTTTATTTAAGATATCTTTTGCTTCTTCTAATAGCATATCAAAACAATATTGAGTATGGAAGAAATTTAAATCTGTTCCTAAACTACCTACTATTTGGTCATATAAAATATGAGTACAAGGTAAATAATTTGTTAATTTTTCTAAACTCCTATGTATTACATAATGATGATAATTAAACACTTTAAACCTTTGGTTGTCTAATAGGGTATCTTGAAAATACCTAAAATGGTGTCCTTGCTCAACAACATTATTCCAAATTAAATCAAAGGCGTATTTTTTAAATATTTCTCTAAATATATTTGAATTAAAATGTATTACCTGATGCTTTTTACTTTTTGGCATTGGTATTTTTAAAATCTTTACCAATGAATTTAAATCATCTTTTATATATTTTCTGTTTGAATCAATTAAAAGGAAAAAATTATACCTTTTTGTTTTTAATAATTCATTACATAATTGTTTTATAATAATATAATTTGAATCGGCATTTAAATTGTTTACCGATAACATTGGATATATTAATACATTTAATTTTGGATTTTGCATACAATATTAGGATATTTTTTAATAAAATTTTGAAAATCAATTTCCATTTTTTCATATTGGTAATATGGCATAGATAAATTTATTACAACTTCGTTCTTTTCATTCACATTATCATCTTCTGATATTTCCCCCTCATCAAAGTTTTCTTCCAACTCTAATACATCTAACCCCCAATCGCTTAACAATTGAGTGTCCCATTGATTTGCTAACATATCCCAATCCCATTGACCAAAACCTACATTATCTTTTATAATAAATTGTTCAATTTGGTTGTCTGTTAAATTATCGGCTTTTATAATATAAACCTCTTTTAATCCAACCTCCTTACAAGCCTTGTATCTCATATTACCACCAAGGATACCCATTTCGCTATTTACCACTATTGGTCTTAGTTTTAACATTTCAGGAAACTCCTTAATGCTTTTAACTAATTTTTTAAATTTAAAATCCTTAATTATTCTTGGATTTACAGGATTTGGAAATATATTATTAATATTTACTTTTTCTATCATAATTATATAACGTTATTTATGGTTTAAATTATATGTATTTAAATATAATTCCATAGTTGGTTTAAATTCTTTAATTGATGTTATTGCTGGATGATTTGCTTTAATCATTTTTTCATACTCTTTTATCAAATATTGTATAGCTTTTTTATTTTTTTTAGCTTTTGAAAAACATAAAGATATAAATTCTCTAACACAATAGGTAACTATTTTACTTTTAGAATAAAATTGTACTAATGTGGATATTTCATTTAATAAATAATTAGAAAAATCTATATCTTGAATTTTTTCTTTTCCTCTTTTGAATTTTTCGTTGTTTTGTGGACTACGAGGTTTAAAATAAAGATTAATTACATTTCCGATTGTAATATTATTTGAATTTGCTAAATATATTTCATAAACAGTTTTATAATCTTCATTATAATCACTAAACGCCTTTAAATAATCTAACATTGTCCAAGCTTTGTTACCATTATTTAAGCTAATAATACAATCAAGATGTTCTTTTTGTATTTCTGTATCTACCCAATTAATAATGTAAGCAGGTATAGTTTTTTGTTTTAATAATTTAGCACTTACAATCCTGTGATGTCCCTCTATTACATCGCCAGTATTTGATATTACCACAGGCATTAACCAACCATATTCATTTAATTTTGATTTAAAATTTTCTGAATGTATTGGCATCATATCTCGATTTACTTTTGCCATTTTTAATTTGTTAATTTCATAGTAAGGATTAAATTGTCCTCTTTGTAGTTCTGTTTTCATTCTGTTTTTGTTTTAAGATTAATATGTAAATTGATTCTGTTTAATTCTTTTAATAATGCTAACAACTCCCTTTCATTAAAATTTATCCTATTGTGTCGTTTTTTGTTTTTTTCGTATGTACAATTATGTATAATAAATTGTGTTAAATTATTCCTATAACTTAAATAATATAAATAATCATCAACATCCATTAATTTGTTCTTAATTTCAATAAACTATAACATTCTATATATTTTTCTCTCGCTTTGCTTTTATATTGTTGTTTAAACAATTTATATAACATTTTAGTATATTGGTATTTTGTTTTACAATTTACAAAATAGTTTTTTGCGAATTTTTTTCCTTTGCCTCTAAAATAATTTACATTGTCTGCGGTATCACCCATAATCATTTGCTCATAAAAATTATATAAAGATTCTTGTTCTGTTATATCTAAAACAATTTTATGTTTAGGATGATAATTATACATTAAACAAGGAAATTGCTTGTAATCTTTGTCTATTGAAATAATCATTACATTATCTCTACCAAACTCCTGTGATAAAGTATGCCAATATCTTGCAACCACATCATCTGTTTCAATACCAAATGCAAATTTACTATCGTATGTGTCTTTTACATATTTGTGCATATCGTGAAGTAATGGTGGTAATTCCTGTTTTTTACGATTGGCTTTATAATTACGAGTAATTAATTTTCTAAAATTACCTTTGCAACCATTAAAGGTTATTATTTTTTCAATATCGTATTTTTCCTCTAAGTCGTTTACAATTTTCATAAATTGCTCGTCAAATTTAGTAATACAATCCTCTAATTTGGTGTAAAAAGGCAATTCATCAGGCAAGTTTTTTTGCCTACAACAACTAGCAAAAACTAAACTATCAGCGTCAAACAATAAAATCATATTTCTTTTTTAATCCATTTACCTTGTAAATCAATAACAGTATAATTATGTTTAACCAATAATTCAATAGCATCATTAATTTCTTTTGCTTGTTTTCTATAATGGTCAAATATTTGATTTTCGAATGCGTTATTATCTTTATACATATTTTTTATTTTATTAATATTAATCCTAATTCTTTAGCCACATAATTAATGTGTTTTTGTGTGGTTTGTGACCAATAACCTAATTGTTCTAATTTATCACCATTTATAGTGGCAACGTGAGTGGTATAGCTCCATACCTTATTACCATTTATGGTTAAATTTTGTTTGTATTTGTCTAATCTGTACATAATTAAAAGTTTAATCTTGAGTTTGCTAATAAATTTAATTTTTCCTTTTGTGTGCCTATTAATCGACCACAAAGAGGTATAATTTGAGTGGTATAATGTTGACCTTGTTTTATAACAAATTTTTTATTGAGTGATTTGTCAATAATTATATCTGTATTTGCAATTAAATTTTTCTTTGATGCGTAACCACATTTACCATTATAAGTTTCTAGTTTGTGGTGTCCAACATATTTACCATTTAGGTAAAAATCTTTGTGATAACCTAAGTTTTTGAATATTTGATGTGTCATATTGTATTTGTTTTATATTACAAATATACAATATATATATTAAAGATTCAAATTTATTTTGCTTGCTTGATTTTCTTTTAAAAGATAAACAGGTTTGAGTAACCTTTTTTTTGTCCATATTGTAGTATCAGGACAATACATATTTTTTGGTTTAGGTAATTTAATTTCATTTAACCAATATAAATAATTTCCTTTTGGGTCGTTTACAAAATATAATTTAACTATATTTTTGTCCAATTTCATTAACTCATCATATTTGTATTTTTCGAGCATTTTCTCCTCGTAATATTTATTTCTAAATTTCATTTCTATAACACAAGGCAATCCTTTTCTTGTTAAACCTTTTGCATCATAATGCTGATAACCTTTCCCTGTCCATTTTAAATCCCAACCATCTAAATTTAAAAAATTTACTAATGTTTTTTCTAATTTTTGTATTGTACTAATTTCCATTTTCCCATACAATATTTAATTCTGCTATCCATTTTTTTATTGTTTTTGGGGAACAAGTACAAGGTTCGTAAAATTTATGCTTGTAATAGGTCGAGTGCAACTTACATACCAAACTAAATTCTGCACGACTAATGGTGGAGTGTTTTGATTTTCTGAATTTTGTCCATAATTTATAATCATCTTTTAAAAATTTAATTACCATCTTTTAATTTTTATTTTATTCCAATCCTCTCTACGTTTATCACAATTGCAATTGGGATTTATTTTTTTCCAAATATATCTTATGCCTGTATATTTTGTTATATAATAAACTAAATCACCTAATTTCATAATATTTTTTTTAACCTTTGTAAAACTTTCCTATATGTATTATAAAGAGAATGGTAAGGAATTTTTGTTTTTCTAGATAATTGAGCAACAGAAGTGCCATTGTCAATTAATTCAAAAACTTTTTTATCGTACCAATACATTTTATCTAATTCATCTAATATTTTTTTATAATTTTCTTGATAATATACATCTATATTTGAACTTTTTACTATTTGATTGTCAAGTGGTATAATTGTAATTTTTTCTTTTCTTTTTAAATCAATAAATAAACTTTTTAATATTTTAAATATATAAAAATAATTATAATCATCATTTGTATAATCAATAACCAATCCTCTATCTAAATTTTTTTTTAATTTAATATACATTTCCATAACTATATCTTCTGCGGTGTCTTTATTGCAACCAAAAGATTGTACAATTTCTATCCAAATAGAATGTTTTTTATATACTTTTGCCAATAAACTTTTCATAAATAATTTAATCTAAAGGGTCATATAAATCTCCTATTATTTCAGGAAGTCCTATTTCATTTACCTTAAAACTAAATGTATCAAATGAATAACCCCTGCTTTTTTTACATTTAACAGTTACCCATTCTTTATTTACTGTATTGGATTCTAATTGTATTTGTGTTTCTGTTTTTTTTTCAATAAATGAACCTAAGTGACCGGTCATTTTATCTGAACCAAAATTGGAATGTATTACACACATAATATGGCATTTATAATTTGCTGACCATTCCATAAGTTTTTGTACACAAGCATTACATTCTTCTAAATTATTTACATCAGATACTAAATCTGCTATACCATCAATAATTAATAGTCCTGTATTTTGTACTTTGTGTTCTAAGCAATATTCAATAAATTCAATTCTTGTCTTATAATTAATTGTTCTTAATCCAAATGTATGATAAAATTCTGAATAATCCGAATTACACATATCCAATACCCTTTTAAATACCTTTTGAGCGTGCCATTTGCCCTGTTCTGTGTCAATATGAATTAAATTTGAATTTTGCCTATGTCCTTTAATATTACCTCCAAAATTGTTTTTATTACATAGGTAAACAGATGCTAACAATGATACTAAAAATGTTTTTTTTGTTTTTGGTGGTGCACTTACCACAGAAAAGTTACCATATGTGCCTATTGGTATTGGTAAAAGTAAATCACCATTGGCAGATTTAATTAATTTTTCGCCTAGTGAAATTGCTACAGGTGGATAATCTATTTTTTCTTTGGCATCAATTATGCAATCTTCTTCAATGGCTTGCATAACCAAATATTGAACAGTTTGTTCGTCGTTCATTCTGTTTGTCATATGTTAAATATATAAAAAAAAAGGAGGTAAAAAAATTACCCCCTTAATTAATTAATATTAAACTATCTTTCCAATAGTAGTATAATATTAAAAAGGTAAATCATCGTTTTTAGTGGTTGATTCGACCACTTCTTCTTTTTCAGCCACAGAAATTTGTCCATTTGTCCAGACCACTTGACCATTACCAAAATAGGTTTTTTTAGCTTTCGCTTCTCTTTCCTCTTTTGTTTGTGAATCAGATAAAGAAACATTGTTTCCATATCTTGTTTCATCATTTAACGATATTGTAAACCTATACCAAACTCGCCCATCTTTTCCTTTGACAAATTTTTCTTTAGGTAATTTACTTACATCGATACTTGCATTAATAATTGCTCCCATAATTTATATATTTAATTGTTTAATAATTCTGTTCTAATATATCCTGATAAAGACATTCTTTTTTCTTTTGCTTTTTCTGTTAACCAATCTTTATCTTTTTGGTTAAGTTTAAGTAATAAAGCGGCATTTAATTTACTCATATTTTAAAATTTAATAATTTTTCTGCGATTTCATTTGTTACTGTATAAACTTTTTTAATATCATTTATTGTTGCTCCTTTTTTCATTCCTCCTAAAGCATTTTTAAATTGTGGTGTATTGTCAATTAATTTAGGTTTAGTTGTTTTTGATGCTAAATTACCATCATCATCAACAGCTTGTAGTGCCAATAAAGATTGTAATGTATATCTACGAAAATATGTAATAGCACTTCCTAATTTTTGTGCATCTAAATCAGTAGGTAAAGGCATTGATGATTCTACTGAGCCACCATCTAAATCGTAAATAATACTCCTTACTTGGTTGTCAGTTATAGGTTGTAATAAAATTAAATTATGTTTTTGTAATAATGGTTTTAATTGTCCTATTAATGAATTAATGTCAAAATATTTTGATTTGTAAAAAGGATTAGTGGCATCTTTACTTATTGTTCCTAATTCATTTTGTAGGTCAAATAATTTAGTATAAATGTTTTGTTTCATATTTCGTTATATTTATTTGAGTTAATTTGTTCGACTTCTAATTTTGCTTCTAATTCTTGTATTTTTTTTTGATAATATTCCACCAAAATAAAATGCTGTTCGTATGATATTGTTTTGTCCATTGTATATATTTTGTATTTAAAACAAATATACAAAAAAAAGATTTAATATAAAAAAAAGGGGATAAAATTTAATTAACCCCTTTCTTTAACAAAGACAAAACGAAACAGAACAACTCAAAGATATATTATATAAATTGATTTACCAAATTATTATAAAATAAAATCATTTCTTTCAAATCATCATTACTATATTTAACTGTTTGTTTGGATTTTATAAGTAATTCTTCTGCAATTCCCTTACCATATTTTTTTTCTAAATTTAAACCAAATTGATATTGTTTACCTTGTTGCATAACATTACAACCATAACATTGTACTTGACAATTAACTACATCCCATCTAGTAGAATAAGCACCTCTACTTTGAAAATGTCCACATTGCATATTTTTTTTGTAATGACTTATTTTACCACAAGTAAAACATTCTACCATTTCATTGTCAGCTTCTCTTAGTCTGATATATAAACTAAAAACTTTGTCTAACCTTTTTACTAAATTTTTTCTAGATATTTTTTTCACTTAATAAATATAATATAATTTAAAAGAAAGAAAAGAAAATAAAACAAGTAACCAGAAGAAAATAAAAGAAAAGAAAGAAAAAATCCCCCCTATAAAAAACAAATTTTCAAATTACCTGGTCCAAGCACCGTCCATATTTTTTAGGTTGTGCAAGTTTATACGTCTGTCGTTGTATGTGACAAATATATAAAAATTAGTTTAAGTCCAATTATTTTTTTATTTTTTCAAAAGACCTACCACCAAAGTAAGCGCCTATAACTGTTATTAAAACAAGTTGTAAGAGGTCTATCCAAGTGTCTTTTACATTAAATGATATTACACCTGCATCAATAAATACCATTAAAACTGTTGATATAACCAAAAAAATTAATACCATTGGTCTTACATTCTTACTTAACCAACTATCGCTATTCATATCAGTTTTCCACCTTTCAGTAACATTTTGTTGCATATTAGCTTCAGCATTAATAAATACCTCTGTCATCTCTTTTTCAAATTTAGCTCTATCTTCTTTTGAAAAAGTATGTTTTGCTATTATATTACTTATTTTTTCAGCTACTCCTCCTCCTGCTCCTCCAAATATTTTTGCCAGTATTTTTTTCATAAATAAATTTTAAAATAATTATTGATAAAATAATTGTGTAAATGTTAATATGACTTTCGCCACAAATTCCTAATAAATGTTTAAATATTTCCATAGTTTTAATTTAACGGTAAAACAGTAAATGAGCCTATTACTAATATGATTAGAATCATAAAAATAAACTCAATTACTTTGTTCATCTTTTGTATATTTTATCTTCTATCTTATCTAGTCTTTTAGTTTCAGCATCTATTTTGTTTTCTAAAAATTGTATTTTTTGTTCTAATAGGTCGTGTGATTGTTGTGGTGGTAATTTTTTAGCCACCTCTATTTCTTGTTTATTTAATTCTATTTGTTTTGTAAGTGTAGAATAAGTCATAGTTAAACTTATAATACCACCTACAACCATAATAATAGTTTTTAAATCTAAACTTAAATCTGGCTTACCATCATTATCAATATCCAATCCTACTTCTTTCATTTATCTATTTGTTTTAATTTACTTATTGCCCAATTAACACCTGCTGAACCACCCCAAGCATCCCACATAATACCACCACATCCCTCGGAATAAGGAACATCTTTATGTTGTTGGTGTCTTTTAAAAGATGCCATTCTTGCAATTGTTGACCTTGAAAGTTTTGATTTTGATGCGATTTGCGATGCTCTTCGCCAACCTACAGAAGTACCACAAGAACTACCATTTTCTTTTTTCCATTTTAAAGCTCTTTTGGCATTGTTTACAGCTCCTTGAGGATAATCGTTATAAGATTCTAATTCAACAGAACCTCTAAATGTATCATAACATATTGCTATTGCTTGGTCTTTGTCGTGATATTTCATCAATTGAGGTACACACCTCATCATAAAATCCTTTTGTTGTTCTCCTTGTTTTTTCTTAGGTATTGGCATTATTATAAAATTTAAAATGTAATACTATAAAAATTAAATATAAATTAAACTCCTCAAAATCTCTATCATTATCTTTACCATAATAACTAAAACCAATTAGAGGTCCTATAAAAAACCTATCTATTATAGCGAACTCATATTTCATTAGCAATCTTTACAATCTTGGTAAGTAAAATATTTACCTTGTTTTTTAGTTACTAATATTTGTTTTCTATTATTTTTTTTATTTTTGTATGATATATGTAACCAAATTGGTTCTTCACCAAATTCCCATATTAGTTGGTCAAAATCTAAATTATCCTTTATGTAATGAAACATTTCTAAATTTGTTTTACCACCAATTGAAGTAATATCTATGGCTTGACCTGTTAAATGACTACTTTTAAAACTTCCTTTTATAGCTGTATTTAATTCTTTAGACCTATAAAAACTATTAACTTTTATTGGACCACCTACCCATTCTCGTAAAGGTTGGAAAACTTTTTCAGCCAAAGTTTCCATATTTTTAATATGCTCTTTGCTCGGTTTGTTTTGCAAACCTAACTTTTTAGCAGTTGCAGAATGTGTAGCTTCTTTATAACTAATGTTTTCGCTTATTTTTTTCATACATTAAATACCATTTGTGAGTTGTGTACAAGATAGTAACTGTAAGCAATATAATCTTTAACACCATATCAATATTAGTAAAACTCAACGTAAACGCTAAAAAATTCATTGCATACAATTTCATATCCTGAAAACTCATTATTTTTCTTCTTTTATTTCTTCATATGACCCATCCTTTAGGTCTATGTTAATCTTACCATATTTTTCTTCTAATGGTTTCTTACTTTCTTCTTGTTTAGAAATTTCATCAGCGTACATATGGTTTAAGCTATGAATTTGTGTACTTAACAAACCTATGTCGTGTTTGATAGCATTTAGCTTACCTTGTTGTTCTTGTAATTCTTTTAATTCTTCTTTTGTAATTTTTGACATTTTATTAATTTTATGATTAAGATATAAATATACTAATTTTTACATTTACATTCTTGTTTCAATTTGTCCACTTCTGCTTTTAGTTCTTGTATTGACTTAACTAATAAAGGAACAATTTTAGAATAATCTACTGACTGCATTTCTTCTGCATCTTTTTCTCCGACTACCGCATCAGGTAAAACATCTTGAAGTTCGTGAGCCATAACTCCATAACTTCTGCTTTCATCTGTTTTCCATTTAAAATCATATACAGGTATTTTAGAAACCATATCTAATCCTGCAAAGTCTTGTAAATCTTCTTTTAATCTATAATCTGATGATGTGTTAAATTGTGTGTTTAATCCATTTCTTGTAATACTACCAACAGAATCTCCATTTTGTGCTGAAAATAAAATA